TCCATAGCCATCCACACAGCTCCAGTATAGACATAGGCCCTCTTGTCCTTGGTATTATAGTAGACCTGTCCAGCTACAGCCTGGCTCGGCTCTACTGCTACGGCCTGCAATACAGCTTCCAGTAATTGATTCTGGTTAAAATTAACGTTGTTTAAAAAATTCATGATTTATACCCCTTTCGAAATCTATTAATTAAAAAAAGCTGTCCCTGAAAATGGATAGCTATATTTCAATTCTACTGTATTTTTATTTAAATATTTTACATCACCATACACCTGGTTTCCACCTGAGTCAACAACAGTTATAGATGGATATTTATTAAGATTGTGATTTATAATCCAAGTATCACTAGCAGTACTCTGAGTATACTCATATGCTTTATCATAAACTCCATCTTTTAGAATATCTAAGTCTTTTATTTTAGATCTCAGCTCTTCTTCTGTTCTGATCAACCTTACCAGAATTTCATCAGCATTAACAGATTTTAGCTTATTAGCTTCACCTGAAATGATTGATTTTTCAACGACTATATTATAAATGCCGCTTTTCAAAACCTCTTCACCTTCACTTATAGCTATTTCAGCTTCATAAGTTCCTGCATCTAAGTTTGGGAAAATGATGTCAACTGAGTCTTCTGTAATATTTTCTACATCTGTTTCAAAAAGCTCTCCTTTAATTTTTATAAAATTTTTAACTTCAAGCCCTTTTGTATACCTAAGCTTTAGGCGTATACCTCTTGCATTTTCACCTGCATGTATTGTAAACGGTGCAAGATTTCCCAACCTTGTTAATTGTAATTTTTTCAAGCTTCATCACCCCCTATGTCAATTTAACATCTTTTATTGCAGCTATTGTCTTTTTCCTGGCTCTACTCATTACATAACTCAGTGTTCCCGTATATTCAGCTGCATCTATTGTATAGTCTCCACTTTCATATCCCTTTGGATTTAAAGATGTTACTAAAAAGTACTCCCCATTTTTAAACTTGCAATATCTATCTTCTCCAGGCTCTATATTTGGATAAATAACTCTACTCCATATCAAATGAGGGTGTTTTGCTCCCCAATTGTATGCAATATTACCGCCTCTTATGTGCTCGTCTATATCTTCTAGAGCTAGCTTAGAGCGCCCTTCTCTTACATACAGATCGAGTCCACTTACATTTGTTCTTAAAGTATTCACCCAATTATCTATTTCTTGAAGTTCGATTTTTATGGTATCCCTCTCTTTTACTGTATTTTGTAGTATATTTTTTAAATTTGTATTTTCCTTTTTTACTTTATCTAACTCTGCTTGCAAGTTAGCAGAATTACTCGCTTTTGTTTCTATCTGCTCATTCATCTTTTCAATATAAAAAGCAGCCCTACTCAGTTTTTCTTCTCCAGTAGGTACGCTTACATGTCTTTTAATAGCATTAAAGATGTTATTTTTATGTCCTGTAATATCATTAAATAAATCATTTAGTGACTGAGTCAATGTTTTAGCCATATTACATCACCATTCCTTTCTTAGAGTTCATTTAATAGATTTTTTACAGCTTCACTTGCTGACTGAATTTCCTTTTTAATTTCAGTAATATCATTGATACACTTATTCATATCAACATCTATCATTTCAAAATTCCTGTTAAAAACTTCAATATCATACGCATCTGTGATGAGTGGTTTTCTATATTTTCGATTAGTTGTTTCAGCCATTATACAATGCTCCCTTCTTTAAGCTCTATATGCGTGTATTTACTTAACTCTTTATGAGTTTTTCCTGTAATCATTTTATGCGTATTATAAAGTAATGAAACTTCAACACTTATATTAAGTGGGACAGTTTTTTCTATAAGGTCTTTTACAGCCTCAAGTCTTGCCTTAACTCCTAAGTTGAGTCTGCACGATAGATGATTTGCATTGTAATCCATTTCTAAAATAAAGTCTTTTTCATCAACAAGATTTTTCAAAAAGTCTTGCAATCTTTCAAACGTATACGGTCTAATACCAAAAAGCTTTGTCTTAATAATAAAGCGCCTATCATCTAATGAGCTGCTTCCATCATAGTCAATTTTTAGAATCTTTTCCCATCTTTCACATCCATACTCATTTAATCCATCTATAAAGAAGTTATTTTCAACCTCTTCAAGCCTTGCTCCGTTTATTTCCATTTCTTTATCGAAGCACTCAGCTAGGACCTTAAATTCTTGAATTTCAGAGTATACTGGTGGAATATAAGAGAGACAATTTGATTTGTATTTATCGTTATAACCTATCATATTCCACCTCTCCTATTACAGGTATACTCTTATCCTCAATTGTGAGATTTTTTTCCACACCATTAATAGTTGTATTTGATACGTCAATAACTCCCTTGATTCCCAAGATTTTATTTTCTATAGCTGATATTCTTACTACAGTAGCTTCATCACTTCCAAATCCTGTTCTTAATTCATGCAGATATTCCTCAATAGCTTTTGTAAGATCTCTAGTAATATTATCAATGTCTCTTTCAACAGTAATCCTTGTTTTGATATTAACTGTTTGTTTTTCTGCCCCTACAACTGTTATTTTATGCCCTATTGGTGCAAGGCCTGCACCCTCTCCATCTTCTGTTGGCGTTAGAATGCTTGCCACATTCTTTATAAGCTCTCTAGAGGCGTTTTTATAGGTTGTGTCTACAATTACAATAGTAATTTTTCCAACCTCACTAGAGGTGGCTTTAGGGCGCCTAAACACTTTACAAGCTCCAACCCCATCAACTGATGTTACTTTTTCTATGTAGTCTGCTCTATTTCCACCAAAAGCCTGATAGTCTAGACTTTCCATATATCTTTTTCTTAATGATTCTAGCGATTCTTCTTCTCTACCATCTAAATACACGCTTGTTATTTTAGCTGTTCTTAAATCCGGCATATCATTAATTGGCGTAAGATCTCCGATTGACTCTATATGACCAGTTTCTTCTGCGATCAGCTTATATTTGTTAGTATTAATTTTTTCTAAAACTTCATAGTTTCTTTCCTCACAATTAAACCTAGTGCCTATTTCAATATCTTTGCTAAACTCTGCAATTACTACTCCTCTTGTTGCTTGCCTAGGATGAATATTTCTAAGTCCGCTAAACCTTACCAAACTATTGTAATTACAAGAGTCTGGAAAAGCTTCGTCTTCCATCAATTCTATATCAGATTGTAAAAGCATTAGTTCTGGAACTACCATTGCTACTGCTTGATATATTATACTAGTTTCTCTTTTATCAAAATCATCAGAGATGGTGTCAAGCATTCTGCTCATGGTTTTTTCAAAACTTATTTCTTTACTCATTAATACTCACCACCTTTTCAACACTTACGATCTCACTTAAATTACTTAATACTTCGACTTTTACTTTAAATACATTTTTTTCTGTTTTTTCAATTTCAAGATTAGTTATCTCTTGTACCCTATCATCTACCATAATAGCCTCTCTAATTGTAGATGCTAATGTTAGTTCTACAATGGGTCCAGACTCTCCATATAAGGTCCATAACTCAACTCCAACATTATTGCTCATACTTATATATTGAAACCTCTCGGTTGACAGTATAAAAAATAGGGCTTGCGCCAACGATTCTTCATTGTCTACATAGCCCTTAATTCTATTGCCAACTAATTTAAAGTCTTTGCTATTATATTTTCTGTTTTCGTAACTTTCAAGCAATTTTTCAAACTGGTCCTGAGGTATTCTAGTGTTCGGTATCATTCTATCAACTCCCCTAAAATTACATATTGCTCACCGCCAAAACAGCGACTCAGTACCACCTTCGTCCCAATCTTTATTCTATGCTTACTTATTCCCTTGCTTTTTATATTGTGGCTACCTTCATGATTAAGCACACCCTCAACTTCTACAGGGAAATCACCAACAGCGCTTTTTAGTTTGAGAAAATGAACGTCCTCTAGTATCATTTTTTCATTTATTGAAATTTTAAGAGGTGATTCAGATACAACAGTTCCTATTAAGTTATCACACATAACCATTGATTTTACAGTGGTATGAACTATCTTTTTTATAGTTGTTAATATTTCCGCCATTATTATCTCCTTACATTATCCCATAGCCAGTGATTTTCTTTTGACCTACCCAATAAGTATTTCTACATACATTTAAAGATCTTCCTGCATTACCTTCTATCGTTGTTATTTTTCCACCTTCCACTTTTTCAACTATACCTACGTGGTCTATTTGTTTTGTTCCAGCTCTTGCAGATCCATTATTAAAAAAGATAATATCACCTGACTTAGGTGTATAGCTCCAAGCACTTTGTAGATGTTTGGCTTTACCTTTCGCTTCAAATTTGTCATGTAAATCTCTAGTGGAAGATGTATCAGCGACGGGCATATTCCCTGCTTTTTTCATACAAAATACTGTAAAATCACAACACCAAAGGCCTTTACTCATTCTACCTAAAGTTTTCATCACATTCCAATTTTTACCGATATGCTTCCTTGCCTCTTCCACGTGTGCTGGATAGCCCCCTGATAGTGTGCTATAAGGTGTACTGTTATTTGTTTCTATCCTCATTGACATTCTTCGTTGCGCTTCCTCAACACTTGCTACTCCACTACCAAGTAAACTTTCACTCCATGTAACTCCAGTGTTTTGTTTATAAAAACTCTTCAGGTTGTTTATATAACCTGTAGTGTCATTTTCATGAGGCGGTGCATAGGTCATGATAATATCTTTTATGCTTTTCTTTTTCCAGTCATTTATATATCTAACTCCTAAGAGTCTAAACTGTTGCTCTATTCCTACGTCAACGCTAGGGAATTTTGCATAAGCTCGTCCACCCATTGTTATGGTTGGAAATCCTTTTATGGCATTTATCCCCCCAAAATTGTTGCCCTTTAATGCAAGTCCACTATTCATACCAGGTCTTGACTCTATTCTTATTATCATGGCTACTAACATGGGGTTAACTCCATAAGCATTACCTAGCTGCACAAATTTCTCCCCCATACCTGAAAGTGGTCCCTTTAAGACTCTATTCATCATGGCTGCAGTTACCCCATGCCCCCAGTCTGGTGCCCCAATAACGGAACTATTTTTACTATTACCATTTGTAGCTTGATCAGATGTAACACCTCTAGTTGATACAAATTCACCGCCAATTAGTTCAAGATCCATTGAATATAGACCATCTTCTATCTTGTGAGTAACCGCATCCACTACCATATTGTTTGATATTACAATATCTCCCAAGTCTAGGTTGACCATTATTACTGACCCTGCAACTACCTCATTAGCGCCCATTGCATTTTTTATTTTTAAAGTTTTTGTTTTAGAATTGTACATGTTCAACAGTTGGTTTCCTATAGTTACAGCATTAAAACTATTATTAGCTTTTTCTGTAAGCTGTAGCATTCCCCACTTAGCTATGCTTTTTTCATCTTTCCACGTTTGATATACCGTAGATCCGTCTTTTTGTGATTTATATCCCACTCTAATAACATTATAAGTCTGTTTATCTATGGTACTTTCATAATCAAAGTCGCCGATAACACTAGCATTTATTACAACGTTACGATACATATGTTTCAACGGACATAGAGTCAACTTTCCAAAGTGGTCATATAAAATGAAAATTTCACCTGTCGCTTCAGTTGTTTTTTCAATCGCAGTCATGATCATATCAAAGTAGGTCGAGTTTTCTTTTGTGATAGAGGGTATTTTATATTTACTATCTCTTATAGCACCTTTATTCAGCCTTCTATCATTAGCTATCATTGTTACTATCTCACCTACTGTTTTATTGACAAACACAGCACTTTCCTTGGATTTTAAATATCTAAGCTGGTCATAACAAGTAATCTTAACTATTCTATCCTTACTTCTATTTAAAGTAAAAATAAATCCGTAAAACATCCATGTTTTTGATATTCTTACTCTTACAGTGTCCCCTTCTTCAAATTGAAGTTCTCCATCATCTTCCTGAATAACACTGAATGTACATTTACCTGCAGCTCCTTTGCGTTCCCACGAAATTTCCAACCCATTGGCTACAGGCACCTGGTAAACATCATCATTATGAGTTATATAAACATCACAATTGTAGGTATGCATATCTCTATTTTCTATAGTCATACAATCACCTACTTCCCATAATTTGCTATAACTTTTACATATTTACCGTTTCCGCTAATCCATCCCCATCCATTGTCTCCTCTTGAGTGCTTGACTTTATACCAGTCTTGTCCTTTATAATTGTACACTCCATATACACAAGGTTTATCACCTGGTCTAAACTTAGCAATTTTTCTATTGTGTGTTCCTGCACCTGACCTTATGTTTAAGTGAGTTTTAATTTCTACCTTTTTCAACACTGCAGAAGTTCTTACAGGCTCTTCCTTTTTGACAGTAGTAGGCCCAGGTTTTTCTCCCCCAACTGGTCTAGGATATTGATCTGCTTGATTTAATAAATGACTAGTCCTATAAGGTCTGAATTGTTTTAGGGTTAGACTAACTGTTATATCTGAGTTATTGTCAGCATCTTCATCTATATCATAATTTTCCACAGTAACTTTAGCTTCAAGTGGAAATCTAGTTGTTTTTCCCTGCTTACGAATAACTCTAAACGTAATTACCTTCTTTTTTGACTTAGCGTTTTCTAGAAAGTCAAGTACCACTTTAGGTTCATTCCCTGAAGCCCTGTACTTTATATAATTAATATTGTGGACCAGCTCAAAGTCAAACGAATACTCTGTCAACTTTGGAAATTTAATTAGATTTATTTCACCTGAGTTGGCCAACTCCATTGTCTTGTTATTACCGCCTATCTTTGTAGACAACTTGCTAGGAGTGATAGGCAGTAATATGTTATCCAAATAGAACAAATACATTTCATCCCTCCTAAACTTTATAATAACCATCTACCTGGCGTTCTAATTGGCCTGTTAGCGTATCATTAAGTGCATCTACAAAGCCGTCTAGATCCTGAGTCTGTGGATTATTTATTGTATTTTCTATGTTTATTTCTGCTGTAGTAATTCTGTTAATGGCTTGCCTTTCGGCTAATTCCCTCATATACCTAATATCATCAAGGAATTTTTCTGTGTTATCTGCAGTTTTTTTGGTATTTTTAGCTATTCCTTTTTGTGCCTTATTTCCATCTGGTGATATACCTGACTGCTTAAAGTCACTTAAACCGTGCTGTTTATCTGGCTTGAATTTATCCTTGTCAAATAACCCCCCAACCTTGTTTTTTACCATCTTAGAAAAATTAGCTCCTATATCATATCCCTTATTAGCCCAGTCAGTAGGATCTGAATATTTTAAGTTAGGTGCTAACACTTTATAATCTTTTGGTTTGGATTCATCTAACCATTTATCAAGCCCTGCTTCCAGGTTACTTATTGTGTGAGTAATTGATGTTGTGTGCCCTATGGTACCTATCTTACCTATATTAACGCCTGGAATCATGTTTAATGCGTCTATTATCCAGTTTATAGCATTTATGGCCATATTTGCACCGTCTACCATAGCATTAGCAATATTAGTAGCTACACTATCAAAAGATTTAGTAATACTCTTTGCTACTCCAAGTGCATTTTTAGCAAGATTAACAAATAACCTCACAATTGAATACACAGGATGGTTAAATACATTTGCAACAAATTCTGCTACTATCCCTATATGGTTAGCTATATTCTTCATAATATTAAATACAAAGGCCCCCATGAAACCAAAAGCTCCACATATTAACCCCACTCCTGATACATGAGCCCCAGTTACGTGGTTATATACTCCTACAAGGGCAAAAAAGGCAGCTATTACCGCTATTATTGCAATTACTATCCAGGTTAGTGGACAAGCAAGTAACGCTGCATTAAGGCCGTCCTGTGCAATTATTAAGGCAATAGTTGCAGCAGTTAACGCCCAGTCAGCGACTGTTGCAGCAACTTTAGCTGCAGTATCAGCTATCCATCTAATGGCTGATATTAAAAGTTCTGCATTAAGCACCGCATATATTGCCACCAATCCAAGAATTATAGGTCCTAACCATTGCATGTTATCCCCCACAAAGGTTATGGCCCCATTGATGGCGTCAAACATTGTAGCACCCACCTGTCCTAATAGGGCAAATGCAGCAATAGAATTATTCACAAAGTTTATGATATATGGATTATTGGCCAGTCGGTTAAGAGCTTCGAACATTGGTGCCATTCCCATAACAAAGTTATTCTTGATTTTATTCCATATTTCACCAAAGGTCATAGGCATCTTATTGAATCGATCTTCTATGTCACCGGCCGCATTAAACATAGCCCTTTTAATGACATCTGCAGTTATAAGCCCTTCAGAGGAAGCTTTCTTCATATCGATACCATTTAATTCTTTTTTTATAGCCTGAGCTAGCATTGGTGCATTTTCCAATATACTTCTAAACTCATCACCTTGTAGCCTTCCAGAAGCCATTGCCTGGGTTAACTGATACATTGCAGCCTGTTGCTCTTGGAGACCTGCTCCACCGACCTTAAATGACATCTGCATTAACTCAGTGAATTTTATAAGTTCTGCATTTGAGTTAAATGCATCTTTTGCAAGAAGGCCTAACTTAGTGACTGTCTGCGCCATGTCAGTATACACCCCTCTAGTTCTGTTCGCTGAGTCATATATCATTAGATTTAACTGATAGTTACTTTGCAGACCATCATTTATCATATTTATACGAGCCTGCATACTCGTGTAGGTATCTGATATATCAATCATTTGCTTTACTACTTGAATACCTAAATAGGCACCTACCAGCATTTTCGCTTTATTTACTAGATTTTCCATTAGTCCAGCACCCTCTGAGACTGAACTATTTAGGGCTATTTGCTTGTTATTAGCTTGTCCTATACTATCAGTTACGTTATACGATACGGGCTTACTTACAGTCTCTGTGAATCTGCTATAGGCGTTAGTAAGTTCTACAACATGTCTTGTCATATCTGAAAAAGGGGATGATAAACCATCTGATACACTAATCGGTAATCCAATTCCTGACATACTTTTACCCCCTTTCTAGCTTTCTAGCTTGTTTTTTTTCTTCTTTAATTCTAATATTTATTGAAGCAATAATGAATGCTTTTTGTTCCTCATTATCCATCATTTCTAAAACCTCCGGCAGTGTCCAGTGGAACTCATGGATGCAGTAATAAGCTATGTTTGCATCTCCGTCACCGCCTTCAATTAGTTTTTTGCTTCTTCAATTTTTTCATCTAAAGTTTTAATTCCATTAATATCCTGAATAGCTTCTTGCAACTTTCTATTTTCACCAAGCAATAGCATTTCATTTAGCAAATCTATTTCACTATTCACTCCATAGTAGTCTTGTAGCTCTATGTCTTTCAAGTCTGGATAAACCACACATGCAACAGTTATTTCATTTTCGTACTTTTCTGCATTAAAGGTAACTGTTCCATTCTTTTCTATTTTTCTACATTCCTTACTTAGCTGTTTTTCTAGAACTGTTGGCATAGGTCTAAGCTTGAACTTAATAGGATTGCCATCTTCATCAAGGAATCTTTCTGATATTACATATTCTCTTTCACGATTTTCTAGGTCTCTTTTCATAAAAGCTGCGAATTTACTCATTTTTTTCTCCTTATATTTTGTAATTAAAAAGGGACTGAGTGCTTTACTCAATCCCGCTTAACATTATTCTATGCACTCGGAAAATCAATAAACTTATCGTTATATTCAAAGTCATTGAATGTTCCTGATACTTCTTCATCTAGAATTTCTGCCTCAACATCAATAGCTGCAAGCACCAACTCTTCTATAATACAATCTTTAAATGTTACCGACTGCCTACCAATTATCTTCACTGAGCTAGGATCTTCATTGATTACCTGAATAGCAAATGTAGGCATAATTCCTTCTTGCGCATATACCCTTGCTAACTCTCTAAAAGTGGACTGGTTGTAATAGAATGTAGCTTCCCATGTACCTTCCCAGCCTGAGCTTCTTGACTGCTTACCAGAAATACCCAAAACACCTTTTTTAGTAGTATTTGTTTTAAACTTAGCTTTAAATTTTGATAGTGAAGCTAGCACATATCTTTTTCCATTAACTTCTGCGAATACTGACCCTAAGCTACCTGATACAGATTCATTTGTTAGGTTTAATTTTCTTATTGTTTTGTCCATTTATTTCACCTTACTTTCTCACATAATTAGTCAAGTACAGCTGTCTAAAACATTCAGCAGGAGTTACAATCGAATCAACCTTGATAGCCCCTCTCACATTATCATTGTTTATTTCAACAACTTGAATACTATCCTTGTCATAGTCTTTTAAGGCTCCCTGCTTTAAGAATTCTTTTCTAACATCTATAACCTTATCTCTGTAAGACTCCTTGCCTGCTGTATCAATGTTTACCTTGCCTACGTAAATTTCATTAAATACTCTTGCATCCGCAATGGCTAAAGCATCCAACACTCTCACTACCTGGTTATCTTTAAATTCTGCACCCTTTACATCAGAGATAGTAATTAGTCCGTTAACGTCTTCAAGAACTCTAACAGTATCTCCCACCCTATGATATATAAATCTACCTAATTTAATCAAGTCTTTTAACTGTAGCTGTGTATAATCGGTCATTACCTCATATTCTCCAGTATACTGCCTATTAAGGTTAGATTTACCTATAGGCGCATTAGCATAAATTGCTGCAGTAAATGGGACTAACTCATTGCCCTTCACAGTTTCTCCCTTGACCTTGTTCTTGACAATTACTAGACCTTCATAATCATATATCTTAGCGTCTCCGGCTATATCTGTCGCTTCACATAAAATTGTTGCAAATTTTAGCCCAATGTCATCTCTCATTCTCTTTGTGTAGGCAATGTAAAGTTTCTGAACTTCTTTAGTTGTTGCCATGCAAGCTATTGAGTTGAAAGTCATAGTCTCAATCCTAGATAAGAAAGCCTGATGGTCTCCATTAGTGACTGTTCCATCCGTTCCGCCTGCCAGTTTTTCACCAGCTTTTTCTGCTAGTTCAACATTTTTAAATGTTACAAAAGCATTTGGCTGCAATTCACTAGCATTTGTTACTGTCTGCTTATCAACCTCAATAAAATCTATCATGGTTATAACATCTTTTTTACCAGGATTATCTATATTCTTCTGAATCTTAATCACAATATCATTGCCTCTTGTCCCGCCTTTATTAGCAGTAGCAACAGAATTGCTGGCCTTGGTTGTATTGTTAAGTATATAAATATGTACTAGTTTAGAGTTTTCAAAAAGCTCTCTAAGACCCTTTAGTCTATCATCAAATAGGCTATAACCTAAGTGTGACAAACAGTCTTCTCTAAATTCTCTAGGAGTAAGTGATATAACCTCTCCGGAGTCCCCATAAGAGTGTTCTATAGCAATTGCCACCACTCCATTATCGCCTATCAAAGATAGGCTTCTAGCTGCGCTCACACTATTTATATAAGCACCTGCTAGCATTTTATCTGTAGTAGTAAATGTACCGCCACCTAATGCCATTACCTTGCCTCTCTTTCCATGTACTCTGTTATCATTAAATCCACTTCTTCAATCGAATAACTACGATCTACATCAAGTAAGACTTCAATAACATCTTGTTTATAACGATATTTTTCAGATCCCATAAACTGGTCTTTAGTAAAAGTAGCCTGTTCTTCTGGATTCTGTAACTCTTCTTTCTTTTTAGCCATTAATATCTATCCTTTCTTTCAAACTTGCCATCTTAGACACTTTTTCAACTTCATAGGATGCTAGTACTGGATATTCCACAAAAAAGTGAAGCTTATTATCTTTAACCTCATATTCAATATCAAATCCATGAATTAAGGCATCCCCTATCTGTATATCTTCTAGGACCGTTGATAATTTATCACCCATAGTGTTTAGATCATCATTACCCAGGTTATTGTTAAAATACATAATGTCAAACTTGTACCTTTTACTTCTTCCAGGTCCTAACTTATTTTTATTTGTGGAATTTATCAGGGAAATATAAAAGCATGGCTCACTAAAACCCTGCTCAATATTTTCTGAATATATATTTGGTACGCTCTCCGGGAAGTATTCTAAAAGTCTTTTAGAGATGGCATCTATCAAGTCATTAAACATGTATATTCTCCTTTAAGAATTTTTCTAGATTTCTTCTTGCAATGCTTGGATATCTTGCTTTCACATCAGCTACTGTTTTTCTGCACATAAACTGTCCCTGTACCCACGGGGCCTTTAATCTTACCCCCAATTCAGGAACAAATCTTCCCACCTGTTGCTTGTGTCCATACTCAACATAAGAAGCATAATTCATGCTATTGAATAAAAGTAGCACATAGGCATTGCCTTTTCTTGATATGCTTCTGGTCTGCACATATGCATCAGGTGACATGTCAACTCCACCTGTCCAGGCTCTTTTTAAATCTCCCGAAATAACAGGTGTACGAAAAATAACATTAGACAAAGTGATTCTCGCTAAATCCCTTGTTAAAAATCTCAAGAATTCATCAGCTTTCTTTTTTTCAAGCTGCTTAAACTGTTCTTCAAGCTTTTTCAAAGCCCTCATGTCTGCCTTGCCTCTTATGCTACCCATTAGCTCCACCTATCAAATATTTCTAAGTTTATTTCCTGGTGACTATCATAAATCATAGGAACTGAACTGTTTTTATACGCTACAGTCCTGTCATTCTGGGTTACAACAATTTTGCTATTAGGTTTGATATCAATTTCAGGCGCTAAGAATAACTTTATATTCTGAACTAATACGCCACCCTCAGTCTGTGTAATCGCCTGTGAGCTGTTGTAAGATATTCGGCAAGGGATTTGTTCATCATTTATTTTAACTTCCTTAGGTTTGCTTATACGCCCTGTAATAGGGTCTTTACTTGTCTTGTATTCGTAAATATCACACAATCCTTTATATAAAGACTCAATCACCTTTCTATGATTCACATAATCACCACCTAAAGTCCCTAAAACTATACAGGTTATCCATTCCATAATTTAAGCCATCTTTTATAAACTTAGCTAGCATAGCCCCTTTATCAAGTGATGTATCGTAACTGATACTAACATCACCTTCTGTTATGGATCTTATTCCCTTTTCTATATTTATGGAGTCTGCATCTGAAGTCTGTAGCTTAAAATCAAGTATTTTAGCTAGAACACGTCTAACTATAACATGTTCTAGCTCTTTTGGTATTTCTTTTAGGTTGCAAAAATTTAAGATATCCTGGATAGTCGACTCCACAGCAAAAGCTAAATAGAAATCATCAGTGCTTATTCTGATGCCAAAAAGTTCAATTAATTCAATTACTTTATCCATATAATCTTCTCTGGACATTAAATCACCTACTCTGGCTTATTTTCTCCAGGATCATCTGATTCATCCTTTGATTCATCTCCTGCCTTAGCACTTGATTTAGGTTTAGATTTCCCTTTGGGTTTATTCTCAACCTCAGTATTTTCAACCTCAGTATTTTCAACTTCAACCCCATAGTCGTGTTCCTCAAACCAACTTATAAGGTCTTCATCATCAGTATATCCGACACCGTTTATAAATGGTACGGATGCCGATATCCCCGAATAGTCTTTATTCGGCGTTAATATCTTAGCCATATACTACACCACCTTTACTTTACTTTTATTTTTCTCATAACCCCTGCAGCCTTTGTTGCCTTTAGAGCTACTGCCGCTATCATTTCCACTTCACCCTCTTTTACAGCTCCTGCAGTTGCAAAATCAGGTAACCAAGTCTTTACTGGTGGTTGCCCTGCCATAGATATCCCATGGAATCCATCAAGCCCTATTCTTGCCGCATATAATGATGTTTCCCCAGATGTTATATCTGTCTTTACAACATCATCATTCGTTCCAGGTTTCGTACCAAAATCTACAAATGGTATACCACCATAAGACTCTACCTGATTACCAAATGAATCCTTAGTTACCTGGTACATACCTGCTCTTCTTGCACATGCCCTAAGCTTAGCAATCAACTTAGTATTACCGCCTATAAATGATGGCTTACCATCTAGGGTCATCAAGAACTCGTCTAATGCATCCAAGAACGCCTGGAAGTTCTTTGTTACAGCTTCTGATGTAGATAAATCTATAGCAGCCGCCGGCTTGTATTCAGTTGATGAACCCTTAAGGGCTTTTTCCAAGCCATCAAAAGACTTTGAGTCTACAGCTGAATCACCATTGATTACTGTATCATTAAACAACGAACCCGCTGCCTTTATCTTCTGGGCCATCTGTAGCGCTACTTCATCCGCTATTCCACCCATGTTAGCTATTACTCTGTCTACCTTGAATCCACCACCGAAGATTTTTAGGTCTGCCGTGAATCTCTGCTTTTCCACTTCAGATGTTGTGTATTCCTCATTTACATTTCTAAATCCTGCTGTAGGCTGTGTCTTAAGTCTAGTGTAGGCATACGTCAAAGTAGCTCCCCCACCTGTAGCTGATACCACATCATCAAATATTAGGTTATCAAATAACCAAGTTGATTTTCTAAATTCGTCAATTACGCCTAACTGCAGATCATCCTGCACATTTAGTTTTGCCTGTTCTAATGTTACTGCCATTTACTATTCCTCTCTTTCTACTCTCCGTTTAATTTTAATTTAATTGCGTCTGCAAGTGTCTTAGGCTGTTGTCCACCTATAGGGTCTGTGCCTTCTGTGCCTGTTGGTGTAAAGCCTTTTACTGTAGGCTTTGGCGGTTCCTTACCTTCCTCTACAAACGCTGTTTCATTTTCTTTCTTGAACTTTTCCATGAACTCATCAGCACCGGTAAACTTACCGTCTTTTAACTCAAATTTCTGCTCTTTAAATTCTGCTATGGTAGCTTTTCTGGCTAGTTCTGATGTAAACTTAGTATCCTTGAAATACTCATTGATTGCATTGTCTGCACACAATCCTTCGTACTTAGCTTTCCAGTCCTCAGCTTCACTTTTCAGCCCATTAACATCAACTCCATCAAATGCCTTTATCTTGTCATTGACATCCTTAAGCTCTCCCTGTAAATTTCCAAGTTCTGTATCCTTAGCATCAATCTTATCCAAGTATTTCTTAGTCGTCTTTCCGTGCTCAGCCATGATTTTATCAATCACTTCATCTTCAAGTCCTAGCTCTTTTAAAAATTCTCTCTTCATTTCTGTTACTCCCTTTCGTTTTTATTACGCAGATACGACTGCGAAGGTTTATTTTTTTACGACTTATGTTGTCGAATTTAGGCATAAAAAATAGGCCTTTTAACGACTTGCTTGGGTCGATTTTTGCACTAAAAAAGCACCCTAACCTTCGTCAAAGTGCTTATATAAATGGTGTAATATCCTTTGCATCTTTTAGCCCGTTTTTAATCTTCTGCATTGTTGAGTTCTCTTGTAAAAACTCCATACCCTTAATTGTCAGTCTAGGCTCTATAGCTTTAAACCCATAGCCACCCACATAATTGACTCTTGTAAACCCATCAATTAAGCCATCATCAATCATTGATTGGAGTATTTTATTTCTTCTTTCTTCTGATATTTTTAATGCCTCTAGAAAGGTACCATCAAATCGGTTACTGTCCATAGACGCTTCAATTCCAACTAGTATCTTATACACTATTTTAAGGTTATCCACTATATCACCTCTTCTTGAAAAATGATGTTAATTCTATATCTGATTTCACGTAAACCTCGTTTAAATATTTATTGAGATGGACCTCTATATTTTTACCTTGAAGAATGTAGCTTTGAATTATATGTCCATCAACATCAATTTCTTTTAGTGCACCCTTTTGTAATCCAGTAATATTTTTTTCAAGCGCTAAACACTGTTTATTGAAAATATTTTTATCAGCTTGTGAACATACTCCGTACTCATACATTATTATCACTCCAATCCTAGCATTTTGTTGACTTTGGTATTAGTTTTCATGCTACTTGCTATTATAGCTTTATATGCTTCTTCTTCCTCCAACCCATATCTTATCTTCTTTCTTTCTAACAATTCCTCAAAAGTTTTATTTGGATCAGATATATCTAGCTTTTTTCTCTTCTCCTGATTTTTCATCATTTCTCTGGCTTGAGTTCTATACATATTTCTCAAATCACAAGCCTGTATAGCTTGTTCTTTAATTGATTTTGAAGTATCAATTAAATCTCCTATACCTCTATCTTTATTATCGTACCAAACTCTTACTTCATAATCGCTTAACGTTTTATTAAGCTTAGGGCTATACTCAAGGGCTTTTATTCTGTCTATCTTTTCAGCTTTCAAAGACTCCCATTTCTTACTATTATTATACTTTAATTTCTGAAAATCTTCAAATGATTTAGGAATATCATCCCCATAAATTTTCTGATATTTTTCATGTAATTTTTTATCGCTATGTCTGTTCTTCCAGGCTTTTTCTGCTGCGCTATATTCTTTGTCACCCTCTATATATTTCTTATAAAATTCTGTATAAGTCATATCCTTAGGCACGAATATAGTCTTGCCATTCTTATCCCTTGCTGCCCTTTCACCAATATGGTATTCTTCAGGGACATATGGTGCAGTAGTTGTTCTGCAATGAACATGAAATGGTGGGTAGTTAAGACCAACCTTTCTATCTTTTAGTAAAAATACTTTTCCATCTAGATGCCTACATATATCTGATGTTTTGTGGTCTAAAGTAGCTACTATGATGTATTTCTCTACCCCTAAGTCTATGTAATTTTCATACCTAGCCTCTTCAGCTATTCTTGCTGATTCGGTATGAAGTAATGCTTCTGCGTGATTCTTCCTAGCACCCATTGTTTCAGCTAGTCTTTCTGCGTGCTTTATGGCGCTGTCCCCACGAATTAAAGACTCTTTCATAGTTTTGTCTAGCTCTTGTATTAAAGCCTCCCTATGAGGACCCCACAGCCTTTCAGAAAACTCTACACCATCACTAGTCCATGGTGTCTTAATTAGATTCTTAATCGTGTATTCATTAGGCGTGAATAATTTAATCTCAGCGCCCAAGCCCTGTGCAATATCAAAGGTGCTTCTAAAGTAAACATCCTTGTATAAATCTTCTAGGAAGTTGAATATCAAACCACTTTCCTTACTGATAAGTTCATTAACTGAATTTATTAGTTGGATTTTTAATAATTCTAACCTGGTTAAGTGATAAGAAGTGCTGGCATTTGCAATTTTAAGTAGCCATTCTTCTGGCGTTTCATCAGTAATCTGACTAGCCTCTTTTATATACTCGTCAACATCCATTCTGAATTCTTTTATTTCTTCTGGGGATAATTTCTTCACGGCATCTGCATAGGTCAATTCATTGTCTTTCGCAAACCTGCCCACCCAGTAGTTAATATTCTTCTTCAATTTCCTGGATATTTCACGATTAATTCTATGAAGGTCTTTTTGCGTAGTCTTTACCCTGGAATTTTTTAGTTTTTCTAGGGCTATGGCTCGTTGTTCCCAATACTCTATATTATTACTATTCTTCGTCATCAACATCACCACCGACTAGACCGTATTTATCATCAATATCTAAGGGCTTATTTTCAACCTTTTCTTTTTTGATTCTCTCCAACTCTTTTGCTGGATCGTCTATGTAAGGGTGATTTTCTATCAGCGTCTCGTTGGATATAATTCCTACAGAGTCTTTTATGTCGGTTATTACCTGCGATTCATTGATTAGTATGTCTTTATTAAAGATTACGTCTATCTTATCCTTATCATTTGCTACATACGTTGTAGTTGCTTCTAAATACATCTTTATAAACTCAGTTAGTTGCTCAAAAGAGGATTTGAATTCCGTCTCTATATCATTAGAGTCTAGGTCTATATCAGAATACATACTCTGTATATTCATCTGGTTGGGGTTGCCACCCAATCTTTCATCTTTAGCGTCAAAAGACTTCGCATTTTCTATTAAGGCCTTTTTTAGTATATCTAAGATTGTCTTATAGTTATCTGAATTAACCTCAATGCTAAGCGTGTCAACGCCACCATCAGATTGTACTTTCACTGCCCCTATAGTAGCTAAGTTTTCCTTGAATTCTTCAAGGTTGGCACCGTCATAGTTTTTTATAACTAAAATGGTATTTCTGGCATCCTGTTCCATATTGTTATTATAGTCTGATAATATTTCGTTTATTGCATCCTGTAGAGACTTTACCTTGCTAATCAATGGCATCTCGTCGTCATTGTACTTAAATGCCACCAACGGCACCTTTCCTGACCAGCTATACCCCTTGCCCTCTAAATCGACCAGGTGAGGTATTTCGTCAACCCTTATGAGACTCTTGCCACTCACTTTATATCTGACTATTCTCTCAGAATCGTATACGTCGGCATACTCAATTATAACTTCGCGACCTGATATAAATTCGCTTTGAGTATAAAGTCTTATAAAAAACTTCAACTCCTCATGTTCGCCATCTTTCCACACTGGAATTATTTCATAAGGTTTAAACCTCTTAAATCTAAGATTTGAGTTTTCGTCAACATACGGATGAAGATATGCTACACCGCAATTCAAAGAGTCTTTTAGTAAATTCTTAGCTATCTTCATAAACCTATGATTAAATATTGGTTCTATTAGATCATCTAAAACCTCATTATCTGACTTTATTGTTGGAACCTTACCTAGCATGTAGTTTTTCTTTTTATCCACTGCTATGGCATATTGATTGTCAATCCTTTTGTTATTAGGCACGTTTAGCAATTCCTGCTTTGTTCCATCCTTTAAATACAAATATTTCTTGCGCTTTAATATGTCGTGCTTGTTCTTGTAGTAGTTTACTCCTGTAATCTGGTCTCGCCTTTTCTCTGAGGACCTAAAGCTACTAACAAGGTATTCAACATAAGTCATATTTGATGATTCCTTATCCTCTGGTTTATTAATCAAGTTATTCAGCTTACTCACCCCCCTTTTTAACCAATTAAACATTCATTCACCCCCTAATCAAATGAGTATGTTGGTGGCTTAGATAATGTCTCTGCAATCCCTGATAAACAGTCTGCACAGTCATCATGTTTATTCTTGCCTTCTCTTTGATATTTAGTCACATCTTTAGCAAACTCAGGCCATTTATTTCTCCAAGTCTCCGGCACGTATACATGTTGATTAACCCAGGAAGAGTTTGATAATATTCTTGCCTGTTTATTAGCAGACTGGAAAAAAGTATCTATCACAGTATGATTAGACCCTAGATCTATACTCATTATTCTCTCAACATTCCTTGCATAACTTCTACCACCATTATTAGACTCTATCCTAGACTTATTAACCCTATCTTCAACCATCATCTTAGCTTGTGCCTTTTCTGTTACTTCCATATCCTCTTTCGTGTATAAAACACCAATAATATAAGCTTCGTTATCAAAGCTAACCCCATAGTCAATGCTGCACAAGTAGTCATTACCTGTATCTGCAGTATCTGTGTAGTTGTATATGTGTTTAAATTCAGGCAATCTATTGTATGTTTTGAGATTGTATAACTGTCCTTTTAAGTCAATAGGCTCCTGCTGATAGTTTGCACTAGCTATATCCTCACCCATTGCCTTAGTTTTCAGCTCATATGATTTCTTAGATAGAATTTCTTCACATAGCATTGACCCATCATCTTGTAGGGCCTTCATGTTGATATGTTTTATTTTAAATCCTAACTCGACTAATCCTTCCAAGGCCCTGCCTGCCAAATCATCACTTGCCCACCTTGTCATTATAATTATTATCTTTCCGCCTTCTTCTAGCCTAGACAACATAGTGTTAGTAAACCAATCCCAATGTTTTTCTTTTACAGATTCATTGTAGGCTTCTTCTGCATTTTTTATTAGGTCATCAATAATCAATATGCTTGCACCAAATCCAGTAGCTGTACCAGTCGGTGATGTTGCCAGGTAGTTATTATATCCGCCTTCAAGTGACCATAAATTCATTGATCCATCACCTTTTTTTATTCGTCTATCAGGAAATACATCCGTATAAACAACCTTACTTCTATCTGCCTTTTCTTCCTGGATCGTGTTTCTAACATTCTTAGAAAATACAGTCGATAGAGTTTCGTTATAAGACCCAGTCATTATCTTTTCTTCAGGATGTTCACCAAGGATCCACTCAACAAAACATCCGGCTGTCCTCGACTTTCCATGTCTGGGTGGTTCATTAATGATCAATACATCATAGTCAGATTGCTCATAGAAACTTTGAAGCTCGTCACATAAATCAACAAGGAATTTTCTATTGGGCTTATAGAAATTCGGAGCTTTAAGATTGCAATAAAAAAAGAACTCACGCCTTGCAAGTTCTATCATTGCCCTTTGTTTTATTAGTTGTCTATCCATCTTCAACACTAGCTATCTTTAACAGCTCTTCCTTGGTCATTTCTTTGAATGGATCCTGTTGATTTAAATCAACCTTAGCTTCTAGGTCTTTTCTATCTCTCCACAGATCAGGTCTTCTGTTTTTTAACCAGAATATCTGTGCCGTCGTATCTGGTTGTACTTCTTTTACAACCTCTTTAGTTACAAACATTTCACTGCCTATTAGCTCCTTAGTAACTTCAGTATATTTATACCCCAAAGCCCTTTTCAATAATGCGTTTTCAACTGCTCTATCAACAACTTCTTTGCCTTTTTTTAAGGCGTCAGAAATGTCAGGGTATTTCTTTTTCCAATCGTACAGTGACTGTCTTTTAATCCCAATGTTATTTGCTATTTGTTCGTCTGTCAGTCCATCTCTGGCCCAACCTTCAAGCTTCAATAAGCCTTCTGGCTCAAGCCACTCTCTGTATTTTCCTTTTGCCATCAGGCTCACCTCACTTTTTAGAAAACACTCCTCTTACTATTTATCATCTATAAATAAAATATCTATTTGGTATTTTATAAAATCATACACTTTTTTCTCGCGCATTTCTTTTCTAACTAGTCCTAGTAGTAGCATGGTTATAATAAATATTACGATAATACTCAAAATTAACGCCTCTACAGATTTGTTTCCAAAAAATACTTTTTCTAATAACCCTTTTATTAAAGGACAGATTTCTAAAATTTCTTTTAAGAAATCATTAACCGTATTACTCAAAGATGTTATAAACACGGTGAAAATAGCCGCTAAAAATACATTTTTGGTATTTAAAAAATATCCATAGTCGTAACTAATTTCGTCATACCACCTATAAAATTCTAATTTACTATGGCTAGTTTTCATATGTTCCATTTTTTCTATAATTTTACGTCTAATCAATATAGTATCATATTTTTTTGCAAGAAAACCTTCTGATTTTTTCTCTTTTTCTACCAAGTCATTTATCAGTAAATTTAAATATTCAAAATCACCAGTCTTATTTTCACTATTCGATAAGTTCTCTATGTATTCTAATTTTTCCTCGACGAGAGATACCCGTTCCTCTAATTTTTTACTAAACACGCACATTGCTCAATCCTCCTAAACACAATTATTATCTGTAATCATATCATAATAAAATATTTTTTACAATATATTTAACAAGAAAAAAGACACCCTAAGATGTCTTTTTAAAATAATTGTATATGTTTAAGGAGGTCAACAACTTGTGCCTTCTAAGTTATAGTGGAAGTAAAAGGCTTTTGCCCTGGATATTGTGATGCTTATTTAATGGCTGTCCTTTATACTTCCACACTATCATATTACCACTGTTTTTTTTCCCCGGTGTTGCAAGTTGATTTTTTTTATTTTTTTGAAGTCATATTAACTTCAATCCCTTTGCGACCTGGTTAATAAACTTAGATTTATACCTTCCATAAGTTGATCTATCTGCACCTATAGGATATGGCTTGTTATATTGAATATTGAACCAAACCCCATCTCTATACTCTTCAGGAATATCTAAGAGTGATAGATCAATAACTTCAATTTCCCTAATTAGATCACATCTCTTCACCGCAACATCTGCAACCCTATCTGTTAAGTTACTACCTTTAGGCATGCCATCATTCTGAGCCCCTCCACATACTAGCATACTTTCCGCTTCTTCTTTCATTCGCTCATAGTCTCTAATCACCCATAAGGTCCTGTGATACACACTTTTAGGCAAGTAATACTTATTGTTTTTTCGTCTCTGATAATCTCTCATTACTTCCTTTTGTACCTCTCTCCTATTTCAATTTGCTGGTAAACATCCTTAGATACGCTATACCTAAGATAGTCTCCGTGATTATCTTCGACCACTACAAAGTACATCCCTTCGTACCTTTCGCCATCTTTTATCTCCTCTGGCACGTGTTCTTTCTCAATGACCCTACCCACATATAACCTATCCTGTTCTCGCTGGATAATCCTACCTGTGTGAGCCCCAGCTAAGAATATGCTGCATAAGACAACTATGACTATTGCGGTGTAGTATATCTTCTTGGGCAGCTTCCTATAATCTAAATAACTCATTATTTACCCCCACCTTCCAAAGTCTCGATTGCAAAATCAAGATTCTTCCTGGCTTTCTTTAAATCTTCTAAACCATTCTTCTTCTCCCACCTAAAGATATATTTAAGTGCGTTTCCACAAGCCCAATAAACATATCCTTTAGTGCCTAAGACTGATTTTAAGACATCCTTAGACTCTATATCTAATCCATCTAGCTTATAATGTGCCGGACTATTGACCATGTCAGGCATTTCACCCGCTATATATGGCGTCACTGCTTCATTCTTAATCTGTTCTTCTAATTCATTCCTTATCATACTTAACCCCTTTTAAACAACTTCCCATCTAACAACTTGATAGATATCACTTATTAGGTTAGAATCATAAAAGTTTACAACAACAGCTTTTAGAGGCACAAGCTCATTTCCTTCATAATTCAAATCATGATCTCCTGAACCATCTCTTGATTTAAACCTAACTCTAAGCTTTTTATTTTCCTTATACGCTATGTTAAGTGCATATATAAACTCACTTTTCTTATTCATCACTTACCACCTATAATTCATCTATCCTGATAAAAATACCTGGGATCTCTGCCCAGAATTTTTCACATATCAGGCTGGCAACCTGTGAATCATCTTTCCAGAAGCCCACATCTGTCATGCAGTCTTGCAGTAACTTTTGTGCATTGTCTAAATCTGGCTTAGTATCTTTGTATTGTCCGTCTGTCTTTCCATCTATCAGAGGATAGCACCACTTTACATATACCCTCAGAGGCCCTGACAGCTTCTCTAAAGGTTTGTGTTCCCACAGGTAACCCGTTAGCTTACTTCTTGCCTTCTTAAGCTCTTCAGGCTCATAGAAGCTCTTATTTTTAAAGTTAACCTGCTTTTCTTGGTGGGTAGCAGTTGGTGGCTTCATTGCCATAAAAAACTCAATCATTTTTACACCTCACTTTTCACTTCAAATCTCCAAGGTATTCTCCAGCTAACTACCCAGCTATTCTCAGACATTAAGTTATCATCAAAGTTCATTCTTACATGCGTATCTATAAAAACATACTCATTAAAACTTTTATATATCTTAACGTACCTTTTTCCCTTTTCTCTAAAAACAACCTCTACTGGCTTTCCCTTTAAAAAAGCACCACCTATAAATCTTAAAAATTCTTCTTTCTTCGTCATGCTTACACTTCCTCAAAATTTATTATCAATTAAATTTCATTATCTTTTAAATTTCTTTGCAGGACAATTTCGCTTTAGTCTTTAGGCGACCGTGAAGAGTTATGTAGGGCGGTAGCTTACGCCCTACTAATCTTTCACAGTCTAAGACACTTTTGTGTCACGTGACAGAAAAATATATATATTATATATATGTTTTTGTCGTCACAGTGTGACAATAACTGAAAAACAGTTTTTGTCACAGGTTTTGTGTCACAGTGCGACAATAACTGAAATTTATGTTTTTGTCACAGTGCGACACGTGCGACAAATTCAGTTTTTGTCGCAGGTCACGTCTTCCATTTTTCGACTAATTACACTTGGTTTTCCTGGACCTTTTTCCTCAGAATTAAACCCACCGTGCTCTTTAATTCGTCTCCAAACTGTCCTTGTTGTTACACCCATTTCATCTGCTAAGTCATTAATTGTGACTTCTTCTAGGTCCATTTCTAAACTTGAAAAAGCAATTTCCAGGGCATTGATTCTTTCTTCTTGTTTCTTTTCCTTAGGCTTTCTAGACTCTATGCCTTTTTGCCAAGGAGCCTTTTCAGACTCTGGCATAGCATCTTTTAAAACACCTGAATCATCTATTCTGTGTATCGGATAATCAAACCATACATTAACTGGGTCAAAGCCAGCAAATTCTCTAAGAGTCCCTTCAATTCTCCAGGCTGTCTTCTGTCCTGCAGCTCTCATTACACCATCTATCCTTCTTTCAAGGTCTATAAATTGCGTCTTAGTAAGAGCCTTGTTAGCATGTGCCAACATCTGCACCCTACTCAAGGTATCGTCTAATCCAACATTTTCTTCAAAATAGTCTGGATTTAAATTTTCTATAGCAAGGCTGATATAGCTAGCAGCTGCTCTTTCCTTTTCATGCTTTACAAGTTCATCAGGGAGTGATAACTCTGTCAAGTCAATAAGTGCATCTGGGTCTCTTGCAAATACCCCTGAACCACTGGCCCTATCCATAGACCTTTTAGATCCTTGATAACCCTTTGAATGGTGGTGACAATAAATGACTGCACTGCCTAAATCCGTACAAACTCTATCAAATTGATTGCAAAAATGAGCCATCTGGTCTGCTGAGTTTTCATCACCTGTAATAACCTTATATATAGGGTCTATTATTATAGCCGTATAGTTCTTCTTGTGGGCCCTTCTGATTAGTTTAGGTGCCAACTTATCCATAGGTACTGACTTACCCCTTAGATTCCATATATCTATGTTTTTTAGGTTGTCAGGCTCTATCTCCATAGCCGAGTAAACATCTTTAAATCTATGCAAGCATGAGGCCCTGTCAAGCTCCAGATTTACATACATAATCTTTCCCTGCTCACACTTCCAACCCATCCATTTATCACCTTCTGCAATGGCCACACATAGCTCGATAAGTGCATATGACTTACCGGCCTTAGAAGGGCCTGCCATTAGCATTTTATGGCCCTGCCTAAGTATTCCGTGTATCAGAGGCGGAGCTAGTGGCGGAAGGTCATTAAAGAAGTTTTCCAAGCTTTCAGGATCCGGCAAATCATCATTGACACCTTCTATCCATTCAAACCATTCATTCCAATTAGACTTGCCAATATTTACATCTATTAAGAATTGCTTCTTACCATTTCTTGTAACACCTGGCATTCTGCTAAGCCTTGAAGGATTTTTATTCTGTTCATCCACCTCAAGGCCATTTTTCTTACAAACCGAATAAAGATAGTCCACTCTTTTTCTGTATTCATCATAGCTTGATGCATCAACCTTCACTATAGAATGAATAGACTTTTTCCCTGAAAACACCATACATGCTATAGGTAGCTCTAACTCTCTCATAATGGCATTTTGCTTTTCTAGATCCATTGAATCTGACTCAACAAGTGCATATTTATATTCAGTCACATTGTCATTCTTACAGCCCTTGCCGTCTAATGGATTAAATCTAATCCATGCTCCTGCCTCTTCCTTGTAATCACCTAGCACTGCGCCTATATCACCATTACACTTACTTAGGGCTTCTATAAGCTCTCCTGCGGTCCTGTCCCAGCTACCCTTAGTTGGTAGATACTTATCATCCTTGTTCCAAGTCTCTGTAACATAGCCAACATTTTCAGATACATCAAATAATGTTTCTAAATATCTAATTAAGTCATTTACAGGGTCCCAGTTTATAGGCTCTTCGATCTCTTTTCCTTCAACCCAAGTTTGATCTACAACGACTAAATCATCTTTGATTTCATCATCCCAGTCTAGTTCATGTCCACCTGATTTCATAGGAATATAACCTCTATCAACTGCCATTTGATATATGGTGCCACCAGTAACGGGCGTTCTGGTTCCGTTAAAGCTAGTCCACTTAGTAAAACACTCTCCTGTTTTATATCTACTATCTGCTTTACTCCACTTATCCCAGTCTGAGGCTGCATATCCTTCTTCTTTCAAGGCCATGCCTACATTAACCCATTCTTGATAAGTTAGTTCATCAGGTCTTATATATTCAATTAAGTCTAATAAATTAGAATGGTACTGCCTCATTTCCTACCTCACTTCTAACAGGCTTATAATCTTTAGGGGAAATATCTCTAGGTATTTTCCACCCATTACCTGCAATTCTATCAATTAATTTTCTAGCACTGTCAAATTCCCATGTACCTACATTTTTAAAGCCTCTTTGTTCTAAGAATCTAATCTGTTTAGGTGTTGTAAGCCCCGCATCTCTTCTTGCTGATAACCTGTCAAGAAGTAACTTGGCCTTACCTGCATTATCTATTTCATCAGGCATTATTCCAAGCTTTTCAAGAGTTTTTACCTGCTTATCAGAGGGCGGACTCATTTCCCACCCAAAGGCTGGCACATAACTTGATAAGTCTTCTGCTTGTATAGACATTTCAAATTGTAGAGGATCTACTAATTTCCTCTTACGTTTTCTCATTTCTTCAAGCTGCTTAGCTAGGACTTCTTCTCTTTGCAGTATTACTTCTTCTTCACCCATCTTTTCAACTTCCATAATATCTTCAGGGCAGCCAGACTCTTCAATAATCTTAGTCATAGCCTTAGCAACTTCTTCATTTTGTGCTATCAAAGAAGCTGGATGGCACAGCTCGTGTTTTTCTGTATGCCACAAAAAATCAAGTACTAGTAAGTTTTCTTTTCCTGGGTGTAACCTTGTTCCACGACCTACCATCTGACTATATAATGATCTAACTTTAGTTGGTCTTAAAACGATTACACAGTCTACAGATGGACAATCCCATCCCTCAGTTAATAACATTGAGTTGCAAAGAACATTGTATCTGTCATTCTCAAAATCTTCCAAGACCTGGGCCCTGTTGTCTGAATCTCCATTGACTTCTGCTGCCTTAAATCCTTTTTCTTGAAGTATTCTTGTAAACTTTTGAGATGTTTTAATTAGTGGTAAAAACACAACTGTTTTTCTATCCTTACAATATTTCAACATCTCATCTGCTATCTGCTCTAGATATGGATCAAGTGCAGTTCCAATTTCACTTGCCTTAAAGTCACCGGCTTGTTGACTTACTCCAGTCAAATCAAGTTTAAGTGGAATAGTTAAAGCTTTTATAGGTGACAAGTAACCTTCCTTAATAGCTTTGGGTAATGTATACTCATAAGCCAGACTTTCAAAGTATGAGCCTAGGTTCTTCATATCGCCTCTGTCAGGCGTTGCTGTAACTCCTAATACTTTTGCCTTATCAAAGTAACTTAAGACTCTCTGGTAGCCGTCTGATATGCAGTGATGGGCTTCATCTATAACTATTGTGTTAAAATAGTCTTTATCAAATTTGTTAAGTCTTTTTTCCCTCATCAAAGATTGAACTGACCCAACTGTTATTCTATAAAAGCTACCTAGACAAGTATTTTCTGCCTTTTCAACTGCACATCTAAGGCCAGTTGCTTTATCTAGCTTATCTGCTGCCTGTTCTAAAAGTTCTCCCCTATGTGCTAATACTAAAACCCTATCGCCATTTTTTACTCTATCTTCTATGATCTTGCTAAAAACTATTGTCTTTCCACACCCTGTTGGTAAAACAAGGAGTGTCTTAAGCACTCCCTGGTTCCATTCATTTAATACTGCACTTTTAGATTCTTCTTGATATGGTCTTAGTTTCATAACTAAAACGCTCCTGGTGTAAATGTTGGTGCAGCATCTTCTTTAGGCTCATAGAACTTCTTAATCTCATTTGATTGCATTGGATCTCCATTGTTAGAAATCCAGTCTCTAACTCCAACCTTACACCTTCCCTTAGCTCCAATAACTAGATTCCAGTTCATTTTAAGAGGCTGGCCTTTTTTCTTTTGCCCTATTGAGGTAAAAAATTCAGATAGAAATCCTTCTGTCCTCTGGTGCAGTAGTAGGCTATGCTGAATGATATTTACACCCTCTGGTATCTCTATTTTTATTTTAAGAATTGCCTTGTTACATGGCGGCATTTTTTCGCTGCCATTATGTCTAGCTCTTTCAAAAGAAACTACTTCAAAATCATAATCTCCTACAGGTAGGAGTACAAATTCGGGACCCTCTTTGCTTATCTCATCATCCCATCCTAATTCTCTTTCATTCATTAAATCTGCCATTATCTTCTCCTTATCTTGTCTGTATTTTTTTGAGGGGAACTAGTCCCCTCACTGAACTACTATGATATAATTGTTATTCCGTTGATATCTTTTAAGTTTGCTTCTAAATACTTCTTAATATTTAGCATTGCTTCATTTCTCCAAGCTCCACCGTCTGCCTCAAATAAAGCACAAGTTGGGCCTGACTGCATTCTAAACACAAACTGACTCTCTGGTTGTTCAACTTCAATAAAAGTTCTTCTTGGAACAAGGACTACTGGATTAGGGATTTTAACATCTTCTACAGTTGCTACACCTGTTTTGATTGTTGCAGCCTGACTGATTCCATCATCACCAATGCTCTGAATAGTTTCTTCCTTGATATTTCCAACTACTTTTAGCAATACTTCTCTATGCACATTTTCAACAAATGTACTCTGTAAAAGTATGTTAAAAGACTCTGTGTCATGGTAGTAGTCAAAATTTATTCTAGGAGTTAAAGCTCTTGCAAATGCAACTTTTCTTCTCTTACCATCAATATCCAACCCTCTTTCTACTGATATTTCAGTAGGCGACTTTACAACAACTAATAAGTTTTCTAAATGCTCTTTATCCACATTAGATTTTATGTAGTCTACTAATCCACTCAATGTTGAAATATGTAAGCAGTCAAGATCTACATTTTCATCTATTCTGTTTAAGGACTTATTTGTGTAATAAACTCCATCAACTTCTATGACATCTACTCTGTCTTCACCTAATTCAACCATATACTCTAGTGCTTCTTTTAAATTTTCCATCATTTCTTTATCCTCTCTTTCAGTTATTTAGCTAATAAGTCTACAACTTTTCTATTTTCCTTTTCAATAGCATCTAAAATTTCATTCATGCTAACCTGTCCTTTCACCTGGTTGTTATATTCTTTTGCAACAACCTTGCCACTATGGAAGTCCTTTTCAACAATCATCATAGTTGGCTCTGATGTTGGTGGCGCAAGTGTAGTTTTAATTGATGGCGTAAATTCCACCATTCCCTCTGTTTTTGTAGGCTTAAATTTAAGTGTTATTGTTATCTGCCTAGTCTTTCCTTCGTCTACATTAGGGTCCTTAATATTATCAAAAACCCTCTGTAGTTCATAATTAACCTGTTCTGCTAAAACTCCACCCTGTAAATCATCTAGTTTAATGTTTGCCATTTTTACATTCCCCCTTTAATCATTGTATATACTTGTTCCCATGCTCCAACTAAAACGCCCTGAACAAAACCTTCATCATAATTTTCTATAGGTGTACCAGCTGGATAATACCCTCTACTTGATACAACATTTTGTATCTGCTCAATAGTCACATTATTAGCCACCATAAGGTCATTTAATTCTTTATTACTAACCAACCTTAGAGGCTCTTGCCTTATTTCTTCTTTTGTTTCTTCACTAAATGGCGTAGCTTGGTTAGATTCTACAAAACTTATTTGTTCTGTTTTATTTTCTGTCTTTGTTTCTTTTGTTGGTTTTAATGCAGTTTCATCAGCCTTAGGCTCACTTGCTACAAGATCTTCTTTTTTAGATTCCTTAGGAGCTATTATTGATGCTACCCTATAGTCTTTTTCAAATATATGCGCTATTTCCTTGTAATCAAAGTCCAGTTTGTCTGCTAGGCCTTTTCTATTTTTGGCATCCCATGAAGGCGTGTGAGTTGTATACATAACTCTCCTGCCGCCCTGGGCCTTATTCTTGCCTTTAACAGCCCCTTGGTTATCAACATTTACAACATGAGTTTCATAGTTGGCAAAAAGTATCATATCTGCCCATTCTTTTAAGAGTGGGGCTGTCTTCTTTTGTAGCTTGAGTTCCCACCTATCATAAGCGCCCAGCTCGTCTGGTTGTTCAAATTTATTAATCTTAGCATGCGCACATATAACAACATTTATTCCTAAGTCAATAAACTCTTGTAGGCTATTTAAGAAGCGTCCAAACTCTTCTTCTAAGTAAGTGTATCCCTTACCCCAGCCTAGACCTTCTATTCCATCTATCTGAAATTTATCGCATATATCTTTGCTTATCAGTCTTTCAGTCCAGTCTGCTGTATCTATGACAAGCGTTCTAAATGTCATAGGTCTTGCAGTTTTTATTCTTGCTATCATATCTTTTAGCATTGAATAGCTGGTAGGTGTTGGAGTTCTGGTAACGTCTAGATCGTTTGTTCCTTCTTCAACATCAATGAATATTGTTGAAGGAAATTGGGAAGCAAATGTTGATTTTCCAATTCCTTCTGTGCCATATATGACAACTCTTTGTGCCTTTTCAACTTTTCCACTTGATATACCTGGTATCATTAGAATTCACCTGCCTTCCATTTTGGCTTTTCTTCTTCTATTTC